CAGGAGGAGCCCCAGGAGCCACTACAGGAGGAGCCCCAGGAGCCACTACAGGAGGAGCCCCAGGAGCCACTACAGGAGGAGCCCCAGGAGCCACTACAGGAGGAGCAATAGAATCGGTAGCGGCCATTTTCTGAGATTGCTGCAACTCGCTAGGAGTGTCAGTATATTTTCTTATGTAATAAATTTTTGATAGTTTTCGTTTTTTAAAATCTCCACTTTTATTTGTTTCTATTATTTCCGGCGATATATACATTTTTAGTGTTCCGACATTATATTTATTTATAGCATCTGTTTCTTTTTTAAATTCTGTTTGTCCTTTTGTTTTCGGTTCGTCGTTGCTCATATTATATATTACCAATAATAATAATAATATATATTATTCATTTAATTAATTTGAAGGAATAATATATATTTTATAACTGTATAACTTAATTAAAACTCAATTAAAATTTATTTGAATTGTAAACATCTAAATAATTGAGTTGATTCATTTTCATTTTTTGCGTTTTGGCCTTTTCTAATAATTCGGTCGCGTCATTTATTTCTTTATCTGTTATTATTGTACTATTTAATATTTCACTCGCTTTCCGAGTTTTTATGAATTTCTTAGGTAACAGACAATACTTACTTTTTTCATTAAAAATAAAATCTGCTAAAACAACAAAAACGGCAGTTAACATAAGAGCCATATAAATATTTCTCGTAGCCATCCAGGATATAGTAAATACAAGAATTTCTTTGGTTAGTGCATATTTAATATAGGACTCTGTCGATTCATCTAAATTAATCTGAATGTAACGCGAACCTATATTTAAACATATCATCATAATTCCTGCAAAAAATGTACTTGAATTTAATGAATTCACAGCATTATTTAATATATCTAGCATTATATATAATATATAATAATTTATTTATATTATATAAAAATATTTTATTTACCGTATTTTATATTGTACTATATTTTACGGTTTACGATATAATACAATAACCTTTATATTTATATAATCACATTATTAACTATTATTACACCCAAACCAACTATTTGTGTTTAAAATATATTGTCCATCTTGTTGAGTTTTCATATCCAAATTAAAATTGTTTGATACATTTGTCGCAGAATTAATGATATTGTCATTGCTGCAGGCAAATGCATTTATGTTCTGTAACAAACATTGTGGAGTACTATATGCATATGTAGATGGATTATTATTCTGCGAGCACGCATCTATTGGAGTAAATATTGAGTCATATAAACTATCATAAGCACCCATATTACCTGTTCGTATATCATTATTACTAAACCAGCTATCTGAATTCCATTGAATCTCTTGTTGTTCTACTGCTGCATCGTAATTATTATTATACGTGCCATTACCATTACATAAACTATTATAATTTGTCATATGATAATTTGCTACATTATATTCATCACTGCCATTACTTGCGGTTTTTAATATATTCTGCCATCTATTTTTTTTACTAGAATCAGGGCAGTAATAATTATAAAAATAATTATATACATCATTTTGGTTATTTATATTATTTGGTTGTGTATTATCAGTTACTATATTTGTTTTACTCAAACCAAACCCTTCATATAAAGGATAAGAATACGTGATGACAATTGTTATAAAAATAAGTCCTAAAAATATATTTTGTTTTGTAAAATATAAAAGTAGCATAATAGTAAATATTCTTCCTATAAAAGAACTATAAGCATAGTTATAAATCGATGGTATAAAAATCGAAATTATCATAAATAATAAAATAGAATAAAATATAAATGAATTCATATAATCGTAATAATATATATTTAGAAATAAAAAATATTTATATAGATTAAAAAATGTCACTAACTAAATTGAATTATACTGGAAGATATCAACATTTAAAAGGAATAAAAATACCATCATATCCATCATTAAAATACCAAGAGCTTATCCGTGATAACCGTTTTACAGTAGACATAGATACCCTACATTCAAATGATAAAAACTCTCTAGATATATATACAAATACCATACCAACTAACATTATATGGACGCCGACCGATGAAGTTGTTCCTAATCCTCTAGATATGCCCATACAAGAACAATCACTACCCCCATCATTGTCATCGCCATCGTCATCGGTATCCGATAATGTGAAACAAGTTAACCCCTTAGGATTCATTATTTTAAGAAATATTATTAATTCTATAACAAACGAATACTGGAAAGAATGTTATAGATGTATACGTAGATTATATCCGGATAATAGAATACTTATTATAGACGATAATAGTAAAAAGCAGTTCGTATCAAATGAAGTATTGACCAATACAATGATTATAGAAAGTGAATTCCCTAAACGAGGAGAATTTTTACCATATTATTATTACTTACGAACCAATTTTTGCGAAAAGGTGGTTATTTTACATGACTCTATGTTTATCAAAAAATATATTAATTTTAATAGCGTGGTAGATGATTACAGAATTCTCATACATTTCGGTAAAGAATTTATAAACGACCGTGAATCATTCCCAAGTCAAATAAATATGTTGAGAGCATTGAATAGTGACAAACTAAATAATTTTTATAACAAAAAAGACCAGAATTATTGGTCTGGATGTTTTGGTTCTATGTCGGTTATTACATACAAATATTTAAAGCAAATAGATGACGAATTCCATATATCAAGACTTATACCAGTTATTACGTGCAGAATAGATAGATGTGCTTTTGAAAGAATTTTGGGATGTATTTTACAATCTAAAAATAAAACATCATCGTTATTGGGTCATTTAACATTGAATTGTGATTGGAGATTAAATTTTAATACTTACAAAAATAATAGTTATAATTCAAATTTACCTATAATAAAAATATTTACAGGCAGGTAAATTCTTTGTAATAGTAATACTTTGTTATATAATTTTTGTTATAGTATTTCGTTATATATTCTTTAAAAATATACAATTTCCGTTTTTTTTTTAAAATATTATCTCATTTTTTTATAGGAATGACTCTACCTTTAGCACTATTTGCTTCATCATATAATGACAGTGATGTAAGCGGATCTACGATTCAAAATTCTAAATCTTCCTATACAGATGGTGGTAAAAATATGTATAGTTTAGCAAATAATAGCAGTAACCCAAAACCAAAGAATAATAATCTTAGAAAAACAATAAAACAAAAACCTACAACCCCAAATGAATCGAAATTATCTGCATTATTAAAGTCTATGGATGAATCTAGTGATAACGAAAACGACGATAACGATGGCGGCGATGATACCAATGGAAGACTATCAAATTTTGTCGGGCTTGGTGGAATCACCGGTACAGGAATCGATTCGAAAAATGGATATCCCCCTTTACCACAGCTTAACTATAAAGGCCCAAACCCAAGTTCCGGTCCATCTAATAAATCATCATCTCATAACCAAATAAGCAATACTGTTATTGATACTCCTGTTTCATCTGGTTATCCTGTTTCACAAAATGAATACGACGATACGTCTAGCACTTATGCAAACCAATACTACAAGCAGTTTGTTCCTTATTTAAATCAGGGTATGCCCGAGGAATCAAGTGGCGACTTGATAGAAAAGCTCAATTATATTATAGATTTATTGGAAGAACAGCAGGATTATAAAACAAATTCTATTTTGGAGGATTTGATTTTATATACATTTTTAGGAATATTCGTCATTTTTATTGTAGATTCATTTGCTCGTTCAAGTAAATACGTTCGGTAATGCGATAGCTCTCCCTGTCAAGTACAATATTTTTATGATTACATAAATACGTGAAACGGCAAGTGCGGGAGAATATGGTTAATTCAGATAATTCAACAACGTAATCAAGAACACATAATATCAATTCATTATCATCACTTTTTCAGGTGGTAATGTATTACAAATATAATTATAAAAAATAAGATTATTCTTCTCCACCATTAACGGTTTAGTATTAACCATCAAAAAGTCAATTAACGGTTTGTTGTGTGATAGTGTATCGATTGCGACACACCCGGCGTCTCTATCTTTTATTTCGAGTTTTAAAGCATTTATGAAACCATATACAAATGAAGGTGTTGCATAATTATTGTCAGCGCTGGCAGCGCTGCCAGCGCTGCCAGCGATGCCACCGCCGCCACTACCATACATAATCGATGTTGTTAAATAAGTTATATGTCTTTTGTCGATGCTTATATCCTTTGATATAGTATCATTTGAATTAGAAAACATATACATTGCTATAACATTAGTCATATCACCACCTACTCTTATATCATTGTTTTTTTGTAACATTATATAAATTGAACATAAATCCGTTTTAATCATATGAAATATATGACGAAGTGATGGTAATATACTACACTTAAAAGGTATTCTATATTTATATGACTTGTGTGTCAGTGTCTGCATATTTAACCCTTCATAACAAGATTCCAAAAACTCGTATAAAATTGTAACATTTTGAGTACCTATCTTTATTAACTGTATGCTTGGATGAAACTTATACTCAATCCTATTCCAATCCTGGGAGGGCTGTGAGGATATCGGTATATAAAATCTATGGTAAATCACAAAAGGAACAATAATTTTCGGAATAGAAGCTCCTGTATATTTATAAATTGAAGCATATATTTTTTCCTTGTTTTTAGAAATTTGTATACCATTATCTTCGTAGGCGTTCGTGTTCTTGTTCCTGTTCGTGTTCGTGTTCCGATTCTCTATTTTTGAATTATCTGAATTAATCATATTCTCCCGCACTTGCCGTTTCACGCCTTTTTTAATCCCGCCATTTATAGAGTCTGACTCTTGGGTGGAGGGTTCGTTGCAATCGTCAGTGCATCCGCTTCTATAATCATTATACCGTATCAATACTCTATCCCAATCATCATATATCTTACAATTATGAGATTGTATCATTTCTATAACCTGCTTATCCTGTATCTCTATTGGATCATAATATATCGCCGAATAATATATAGGAAATATTCTTCCCTTACCAGCACTAGCCATTTCAAACTTACAATAATAAGGAAATGAAATTATTGCACCCATTACTGTATCTACAGATAAAACATTTGAGGTTGATATATCAGTACTATATATAAGCCTCTTGTTCATAGTAACAATTGCATTATAGTCGTGATTCATCAGATTCAGTTTCAATTTATCAGCAGTCAATTTACGGTCGACTAACATTGACACTTTACTACCATTATTCAATTGTTTATTGAAATAAGGATATTTATTTATTATCCCGACAATATCTTCATAATAATTTACATTTCTTTCGGTTTCGTTTATATACACATTATCAATGATTATAGGTATATTCGTATCTGTTATATGTGTTACTATATTACTTAATAAATTTAAATAAATAGTATCACCAGGTCGTTCTGTATTATATACTCGGTTTAATTTGAACCAATTTGCCAAATTATATCTATAAAATATTGGCTGTGCCATCCAGAATTTATACCGAACCTTATTTATTCCGTGTAAAACTAATATACATAAAATAATTGATATTATGATATAATACAAAAACATATCATAATAATAATACATAAATAATTTCATCTATTATTCGCTATATTTTAGAGGCGTTATCTGTATTCTATTTACGATTTATTTGATGAATTAAACATATTCTCCCGCACTTGCCATTTCACGCCTTTTTCAATTCTAATTAATTATGCATACCGGGTTACGACGCGACTCTGTCGCCGGCTTAGTTGGCCGGTTTGTACAATATGTATACGTATTGGAACGGTCTACTATAAGGCGATAAATCGTATTGTGCTAACATATTAAAACCACAATCCTTTGCCTCACTCAATACAATACTCTGATCGGGAGAGTAAAAATTCTGTAAATTCTGCCTGCGTTTACCATTTTTCCTGTTCTTAAATGTCTCTTTTAGTTTGATAATATTTGGGTCACTCATCGACATATCAGACTTGTAAATAATATCATTTACAATAACGTCGTTGTTTCCTAAAGGATTTACTACAGGCTTTTTATCAAATAATCGTGTAATGGTCGGCGAAAATCGTCGCTCTCTTGCTCCATATACCTGTGAATCATAAAATCCACCAATATTTATTAAATGAATGGCAATAGACCCACCGGGAACAAGCCATTTGTAACAGTTTTCAAATAATATTCGGCGGTCGGATATAGTATATATTACAAAATCAAGCAATGTGATTAGCGTGAATTTTTCAGGGTCAAATACAAGACGATTCATTCCATTTCCTAACACATAATTATTTCCTGGATATTTACTCATAGAGTATAAAATCATATCCTTTGATGATTCCAATCCATATCCATTATATCCCTTTTTAGACAAATTATTTACACGTGTACCTGTCTTAGAACCAATTACTAAAACATCACTTTCTCTAACCGGTGCTATCTTATTTAGAATAATACCAATCTCATAATCATCTACTAAATTACTATAAAATAAGTTTTCGTACATATCTGCATAGAATTTGTCGAATAAGTCTTCTCCTTTCTTAAGAGTAAACTCCTTATTTACGGTGAATCCTTCTTGATTTGTATCACTAACATTATCAGAATTTTGTGATGCATTAGCAGATGAATTATTTTTTATAAAAAATAAACGATATACATATACGATAGATGTTAGAATAATCATAAATAAAAAAATAACTACCCAGCACGGAGAACTTTGTATTTTAAAAATTAATGAATCGATTGCCGTCATTTACAAATAGTATATAAATAGTGTATAAATAGTATATAATTATATGTATTATTATTATATAATTTTTATAGAAAAATAGTATATGGATTCCGAATTTCAAATTAACGATATACGAACAGTCGGTGAATTTAAAGGGGAATCATTTTCGAAATATAAAAAAACTGATGTACGTAAAGAACTACTAAATTGTTTATTAAATAGTAAAATTGAACCTGCATGTAACTGGGCAGCCGAACTTATTTGTGCCGGACAATTTCTGGATTTATGGGATATCATTCTTACTTTTTTAGGAAAGCATATACATTTAGCAAATCCAAAACTGGCCATATATTTGGAAATGCGATATGATAATTTTAAAAATATCATTTCATCAGGGTATACAGATGATATTATTCGTCTGCGAAATAACCCTAAAATAAGAACGCTTTTTGCCGAAATTATATGTATATTATGTTCTAGCAATAAAAAACACAGTTTTCAGGGTATAAAAATAAAGAAAAATGAAGAATACGATATGACATATATGACAAATAAATTAAAGGCGCCTTCAGTTTGTTATGCTCAAAATGTGTATCGTAAAGACGACCCTAAGGAATTATTTATTTCAGTCAATGAGTTCGCGTATCACGTTTCAGGAGATTCGAAAAATGCTTTACAGGCGTGCTATTGGTTAGAATGGATTATGGAGTTTCAAAAAATATGCGCAAATAAAAAGGAAAAATGTGTATGCGAACGCAGGAGCAATATGCCTGTAGAAGATAAATTTCAAATGGACCCTATATGGATTATATGGGAGATAATATTAAATAATTCCGGAAAATCGGAAAGTGCAGACGATAAAATAAAAACAAAAATACTGAATAGTATATTAAAGTTATATTGCTTAAAATATACACCGGGAGTAAAAAAAAGGAGACGTTATTTAATTTATTATGCCATTTCGATTATTACAGAAAAATATGATACAAAAGTAGAAATAATTAAAGATAAAGACGTAGTCGAAACAGTGGTCAAAAAAATAAACTCGGTATATAAACAAATAAAAAAGAACGAAATAGGTCCCAAAGTAGATTATCTAATGTGCGACATTAAAAAATCAAATACAGAAAAATCAATAGACAAACTGCATATGGTTAACAAATATGATTTCGGAATGAGGGATGTGTGAATAAGTAATTTCTAAAACATCTTCTTAAGTTTGTATGTTAAGAATGTAGTAATATAGAATAAGATAGCGCCCCAAAGAGTGTCCATAATTGCTGTCTTTAGTGTATAATTTTTGAATATGGCTAAATTCGTGAAATCAAAAATACCGTATGCACAGAATCCGAGGATGAACGCATCAAATGCCGGTTTATTTGCCGAAATTATAAAATAATTAAGAATAATCGCCATAAGAATATATGTAAAAATGGCCGGTGGCATATTTACAGCGAGTTTTGAACCTTGGATTGCAGCTACCGTCTTTTCAAATATAGGTTTCCCTATCATAGATAAGTAAACTGAGTCTATAAGAACCAACAATATAGAAGATATAATAAGCGAATATGTCATATTATACTATAATATACTATAATATAGCAAAATTTAATAATATATTATAATACGAAATATTTTATAGGCATATTTTAATATGGGTAAAAAAGATTCGAAAAAAAATAGCAGTAATCGACGTCGTTCTAAATCAATTCCAAAATCATTATTAAAAACGCTACTTGGTGGCGATGATGGCAATGATGGCAATGCTGGCAGTTCTGGCAATGCCGGCGAAGTCGGCGAAAATGAAAAAACGCCTGAAAACAAATCCGCATTTGATTTTTTTAATAAATTTTCTTCACCACCTAAAGACTATAAATCTGAAAATGGCGCTGATGAAGTCAAGCCTATATCATCCGGTTTATTCAGTAGTTCAGTAGCAGCGACGGCAGCGACGGCAGCATCCGGAGTAACTGATACTGAAGCACCTACATCTACATGGTGGTTTGTATTTAGGGTTGTATTAGTTTTAATAATTGCACTTATATTTATATTAAATATGACCGGATATTTAGACGGTTTAACGGCTTGGTTTACAAATACATTTGGGCCATACATTAATCCAATTCTTTTGAAATTAGGATTAATGGAATCATCCTCTAATGCAGGTACTGATAATGCAAATGAAACTTCAAATGGAAACAATGGAAACACGGGCAATGTTTCTCAATTAGAACAAAATATTGGCTCTATGCCTGAACAACAATACCAAGAGCAAGAGCAAGAGCAAGAGCAAGAGCAAGAGCAAGAGGTAATAAATGAACTTAAACCTATTCCGATACAACCAGATGAACGTGAAACACCTTTAATAAATAAAGGAGAATCCGCACGCCCTCCTCCAACACAACCATCGCCATATCAAGAGCAAAAGAGTCGTAATGAAGAGAAACAAGAAGCTATACAAAAGGCACTAGATTATGCTGAAAAACATCCACAATATCCAGCCCCAGATGATGCCACAAGTAATACCCAGAGTTCTAAATCAAAATCGGGATATTGTTATATAGGCGAAGATCGGGGGTTTAGGAGCTGTATCCAAGTATCACCCAATGTGCAATGTATGTCAGGCGAAATATTCCCAACAATGGATATATGCGTTAATCAGAATCTTAGGGTATAACATAAATATTTGATTATATTTTTAAGTTATTTTCAAATATTACACAATTTAAGTATAATATTATATCATTAAAGTATAATATTGTATAATTTTTTATTGAAATCAAAATTATGTCGACGAATCCTTGGACTGCTCCATACATACCAGGTTGGCAGGCTCCAGTTATAGGTAATTATACTGCTGGTGATAACTCCATAACAGTAAGTTGGACATTTCCTCCGGTAGGCGATAATGTGAATACAGATTTATTTTGCATATACCTGGATGGAAACCCATATTACAAAGTCCCTCAGAGTGAAGACAATCCTCCGGGTAGTACTATTTTTAGTTATACTATTTCCGGGTTAACAAATGGTACTTACTATGATATTATTATCGTGGCGGTTTCTATAGTTTCAAATGTGTTCGGTGTTATCGAGTATGGTAGTAGTGAGCCATTAGAATTTAAAACAATGCCGGTAGGCCCACCTACTGGTACAACCACTGTAACAGCTACTCCAAGTAACGGTCAAGTAACGCTAGGTTGGTCGGCGCCATCAAATGACGGCGGTGCAACCATATCATATATATTAGAATACAATACAACGGGTTATTCGGGACCGTGGTCAGCATTAACGACATTGCCTGCTTCCGTTTACTCATACATAGTTACGGGTTTAACAAATGGAACAACATATTATTTCCAAGTTGCTGCTACAAATACATACGGTACAAGTCCATATTATGGAAATTCGGCAACACCAGTTAACAATCCCACTATTCCGCAAAATTTTACTGGTACCGCAATAAACGGCGGTGTAAATCTATCATGGAGCGCACCTGAAAGTATTGGCGCTTCATCTATATCCGGATATAATTTACAGTACAGCACAGCTCCGTCAGGGTCGTGGTCTCCGACATACTCATATGGCGGAACAATAACATCAGACTCATATACCAGTTTAACAAATGGTACACTATATTATTTTCAACTTCAGGCGGAGAATAATGCAGGCTTGTTCAGTGTATATGCTACAACTTCCGCAACACCGTCGACCATACCTGGTGCACCTGTTATAACATCTTCGACATCAAATCAAAATCAAACGAGTACAGTTAGCTGGACGGCACCATCCGATAACGGCGGAGCACCCGTATCCTCATATAATTTACAATACAGTACAAGTTCATCCGGTCCGTGGTTACCGTCAACTCCATATACTGTAACCGCGACATCAACATCCTATACTTTTACCGGTTTAACAAATGGTACATTGTATTATTTCCAAGTTGCAGCAGTAAATATAAGCGGCATTGGAACATATTCTGCGCAAACAACCGCAACACCGTCGACCATACCTGGTGCACCTGTTATAACATCTTCGACATCAAACCAAAATCAAACGAGTACAGTTAGCTGGACAGCACCATCCGATAACGGCGGATCGCCCATATCCTCATATAATTTACAATACAGTACAAGTTCATCCGGTGAGTGGTTACCGTCAACGCCATATAATGTAACAGCAGCAACCACATCAACATCATATACATTTACTGGTTTAACAAATGGCACACTATATTATTTCCAAGTTGCAGCAGTAAATCCGAGCGGTCAGGGTCAGTATTCATCACAATCCACAAATTTAGAACAATCCACAAGCGTTGCTACTCCTTCAACCACTCCTAGTGCACCTGTTATAACATCTTCGACACCGAATCAAACTCAAACGTGTATAGTTAGCTGGACGGCACCACCTGATAACGGCGGAGCAGCCATAAAAGGATATTATTTACAATATAGGGCAAGTTCATCATTACAATGGTTACCTACAACGCCATATATTGTATCCGCAGCAACAACATCACGCACGTTTACTGGTTTAACAAATGGCACTGAATATTATTTCCAAATTGCAGCAGTAAATATAAGCGGCGTTGGAACATATTCTGCGCAAACAACCAATTCATCGGCCACTCCTTCAACCATACCAGGTGCACCTGTTATCACATCTTCCGATTCAAATGAAAATCAAATGAGTGTAGTTAGCTGGGCGGCGCCATCCGATAACGGCGGAACAGTCATAACAGGATATATTTTACAATATAGTACAAATTCAAACGGTCCGTGGTTACCATCGCTACCATTGCCACCATTAAAACCATCTCCTGCTACAGCATTAACATACACATTTACTGGTTTAACCGATGGCGTTATATATTATTTTCAAGTTGCGGCAGTAAATTTAAATGGAGCTGGTCCATATTCTACCCAAACATTAGATTCGACAGCTAGACCATCAACAGTCCCCAATGCACCTCTTATAGTATTTTCAACTACACGACAAAATACAATAAGTACGGTTAAATGGGATACACTAAATAAGTATGAGGATGGCGGTAAACCCATTAAATCATATAATTTACAGTATAGTACAAGTTCCTCGGGTCCGTGGTTACCGACAACCCCATATACCTTATTAGCCCCAGCAACATCATATACATTTACAGATTTAACAAATGGTACAGAATATTATTTTCAAGTTGCAGCAATAAATGTAATTGGTACAGGACCGTATTCTGCGCAATCGTCAACAACAAAAGCTATACCATCAACCATCTCTGATGCCCCTGTTATAACCTCTTCTACATCAAAACAAAATCAAACGAGTACAGTTAGCTGGACGGCACCATCCGATAACGGCGGTTCGCCCATATCCTCATATAATTTACAATATAGTACAAATTTATCGGAATGGTTTCCAAAGACTCCTCATACTTTATCAGAATCAACATCATCTTATACATTTACCGATTTAACAAATGGTACCGAATATTATTTCCAAATTGCAGCAATAAATGCAAATGGTCGTAGTAAATATTCTACACAAACCACGAATTCAACCGCTACACCATCAACGATACCCACTTATCCTGTTATAACATATTCGATATCAAACCAAAATCAAACGAGTACTGTTATCTGGACGGAGCCATCCGATAACGGTGGATCGCCCATATCCTCATATAATTTACAATATAGTACAAGTTCCTCGGGTCCGTGGTTACCGACAACCCCATATACCTTATTAGCCCCAGCAACATCATACACATTTACCGATTTAACAAATGGTACACTATATTATTTCCAAGTTGCAGCAGTAAATTTAACAAACGGTCAGGGTCCACATTCATCACAAACCGCGAATTCAACCGCTACACCATCAACCACGCCTAGCGCTCCAATTATAAATTCTGCGACTACATATCAAAATCAAACGAGTACAGTTAGCTGGACGGCACCATCAGATAACGGTGGTGCAGCCATATCCTCATATAATTTACAATACAGTACAAGTTCATCAGGTCCGTGGTTACCGACACCGACAACCCCATATACTGTAAACGCGGCAACAACATCATACACATTTACCGGTTTAACAAATGGTACACTATATTATTTCCAAGTTGCAGCAGTAAATTCAAGCGGTGTTGGAACATATTCTGCTCAAACAACCATTTCAAGAGCCATGCCGTCATCCGCCCCTGTTCCTCCTGTTATAACATCTTCGATGTCAAACCAAAATCAAACGAGTACAGTTAGCTGGACGGAGCCATCCGATAACGGCGGAGCACCTGTATCCTCATATAATTTACAATATAGTACAAGTTCATCTGGTCCGTGGTTACCGTCAACTCCATATAATGTAACAGCAGCAACAACATCATACACATTTACCGGTTTAACAAATGGCACTACATATTATTTCCAAATTGCAGCAGTAAATTTAACAAACGGTCAAGGAGCGTATTCTCAGCAAACAGCAATTTCAATATCCTTGCCCTCAACGATACCCTCTTACACTGTTATAACATCTTCGACGTCAAACCAAAATCAAACGAGTACTGTTAGCTGGACAGCACCATCAGATAACGGCGGAGCACCCGTATCCTCATATAATTTACAATATAGTACAAGTTCCTCGGGTCCATGGTTACCGACAACCCCATATACTGTAACCGCGCCAATAACATCATATACATTTACCGGTTTAACAAACGGTACACTATATTATTTCCAAGTTGCAGTAGTAAATCCGAGCGGTCAGGGTCAGTATTCATCACAATCCACAAATTTAGAACAATCCACAAGCACTGCTACACCTTCGACCACCCCTAGTGCTCCTATTATAACCTCTTCGGCATCAAATCAAAATCAAACGAGTACAGTTAGCTGGACAGCGCCATCCGATAACGGTGGAGCAACCATATCCTCATATAATTTACAATATAGTACAAGTGTATCAGGACTATCGTCATCCACCATAATATCATATATACCATATCCTTCTACGGCGTTAACGTACACGTTTACTGGTTTAACAAACGGTACACTATATTATTTCCAAGTTGCAGCATTAAATATAAGCGGTGTTGGAACATATTCTACCCAAACAACAATTTCAACAGCTACACCATCAACAATTCCCGACCCACCAACAAATTTGTATGGAGACGGTTCTTCGGAAAATGGCATAATATATCTAAGTTGGAATGCACCTGATTACGATGGTGGTGCACCCATAACGTCATATAATCTACAATACTGCATAAGTTCTACGGAAATGTGGATAAAAATGCCACCGTATATTATATATCCTGTTACTGTACTAACATACACATTTACAGGTTTAACAAATGGAACACAATACGATTTTCAAATTGCGGCAGTAAATATTAATGGAGAAAGTTCGTATTCGACAAATAGTTCAACGCCATCAACAACTCCTGATCCCCCGGTTATTACCATAACAAACCCATATAATAATCAGACTTGTACGGTTATGTGGAATATTCCATATAATGGCGGTCTTCCAATATCATCATATGATTTACAATATAGTACAAGCGTGTCAGGGCCTTGGGTGTCAGTATCATCTTATCTTAGTCCGACACAAGTGACATATACATTTAATAATTTAACAAATGACATCCAATATTATTTTAAAATTGCTGCTATAAATGAAAATGGTTACGGTAATTATTCGGCAATAGTAAACGACACCCCATCGATTACATCCAAACCACCTTCTTTAATAAACTCAACAGCAATTACATCTTCTAGTATTTCTCTTTCGTGGAATACACCATCATTACCAAGTACGAGCAGTAATAATGTTACAGAATATTATATACAATGGACAGACTTATCATCTAATAATACTAATAGCAGCAAATCTTCTACAACTACATATACTATAACTAATTTAACATATTCTACAAAATATGAAGTAAAAATATCAAGCATTAATGGTTCAGGTATCGGCGTATTATCTGAATCTCCAATATATTTTACAACGTTAAGCAATCTACCGTCTGCACCAACAAATTTATCTATAACGAGATGCACTACTGGACACTATAATAGCATAATACTTAAATGGACGGCTCCTTATGATAGTGGCGGTAGTCCGATTACAAATTATATTATATATTATAGACCAACAGAAAATCCAATCGCTTGGAATACATATAGTACAAATTCAGACGCTACAACTGCTACAATAAAAGGTACATCAACGAATGTTTTATATGATTTTAAAGTTTCAGCGGAAAATAGTGCCGGTGTTGGTGTTTTCTCATATATTATTAACGGGTCATCAAATAATCCTCCATCGTATCCTAATAATCTTACAGCAAATACAACTGAAAGTGGTCTCATCATTTTAAATTGGGTTCAATCATTCCAAAACCCACCTGAGTATATTTCTTACTACTTTATTGAGTATAAAATAGATAGCTTTGGTGGATGGTTGAGGTTCAAAGTAAATATTCCCGGAGATGTAGCAGAAGTAATATTAGATGACCCAAATATTGCGAATAATGTGTTATATTTATTTAGAGTTTATGCTGTAAATTCTGCTGGAGCACAAAGTGAGTCATCAAATATAACATCAGCAATGAGTTATAATAATAACCTACCTATGTATGTAGGGTCACGTTATAGTCCAAATTGTGGTAGCAATGTTACCACGGCTACAAGCCCTTCTACAGACAATCTAGAACGACAAATGCTTAGAAAGGCTGGCGTTTTACAGTATTTTAATACAGGCGCGCTTAATTTCACAACAAAACAATTATGGGCTATGGCGGCACGAAACGGTCTCACGAGGAAAAAAAGTTATGCCACACAAACACAAGATTATACAAACGCCAACACGACAAATATGACAAATCCTACCGTACCAAATATAGGACTTAAAGAAGTAAATAATAGTTTAACATGCTGGACACCCCAATCATCCGTTATTTGTAATCTATCGTCGGCTTCTAATGTTCCAGGAACAGTTAAGTCCCTATGTTTTTCACTAAAAGCGCCATATAATAATTACAGAAACCCGAAAACATACGGTTCGGGTGGAACTAAACTTCTGTTTTTATTTTAATTCAGGCAAAATTATAATATTATGACGAATATACAAACGTCGTCATAATATGTTATAAAATATAGTATAAAATATAGTATAAAATATATTCATATTTAATGTTACTTCACTTTACTTCACTTTACTTCACTTTACTTCACTTTACTTCACTTTACTTCACTTGATTAAAATACCAAGCATCTGCTAAATACCTTGGTTTCGATTCGCCTACATCTAAACTCTTAGATACAGGCTTAGTATTGGGACCAGTGGAAATAATATTCTGAATTTCCACTACACTAATCGCGCTATTAAAATATGTCAAATCGGCTAAATAACCACTAAAACCGCCATTTAGGCAAACATTAACATTATCGTAATTCTGTTTAACAACCTGGGTCATCACGTGCCTCTTTACTAATCTACCATTTACATATATGTCACAATTATTATTCTGAACGCGAATAATGACATTAATCCACTTTGTCATAGGTAAGTCGTCAATTGACACCTTAACCTGCGTAGGCTCATAAAATGTATCTAAAACTACAATAAAACCGGTATAGTCGGACCTCAAATAAAGCCCTGGAGCATTATTGGGTGTTGCTATTCCATTTCCAGTTGCACCACTATTAATAGTCGAACCCTTGTTAAATACGTGCTTATAGCTAGTATCATATGTTTTATCAATAGCTACTTCAAAGATAGGATTTTGAATATAAGTGCCATGTTTCATACCAGCATCACCTGCAAATCCGTTCAAATATAACCAGGTCGACCAAGTAAATTCTATACCATCCTTCTCATCGCTTGAACGTAATATCGTTATAGAATTTTGAATATTCGGATCTTGAGATATAATCGTACTTTGTGAACCATTCATTAATCCCTTTATCAAAACAACTTTACCGCTAGGGGCAAATAACCACGTAAGTAATGCTACCATAACTCTAAATAAAATTACAAACCCAATAATTACCATCAATAAAAAAGCAAGCTTAGCAATCCAACTATTTGACTCCAAAAATTCAGTCGAACCCTCTACCATTTTTTTTGATGAAAAATCGCCAAATGATGCGGCAGGGGCGGCAGCAGGTGCAGAAGCGGGAGCAGCAGCAGCAGCATCTATTTTAGGTGTTTGTGCTATATCTGACATTAATAATATATATTATTTATATATTAGATATAAAATATTTATACAATGTTTGATATAATGCTTAATTATTAGACCACCTAAATATCAATATTTACATTTTAGTATTGATATTTACATTTTATTATTGATATTATTTATCCGTATACGTATTTATATATACATTCACGTCATACCAATGTTTCTAAATAGTTAGACTACTTACTACTGAATTATCCTTCAAGAAGGCAAATTGTAACTTGTACCTCTGGAATAAGTTTCCAAATCCAAATCCAGTATTACTATATCCTCTAGCATATATGTTCCAAGCATCTTGGGGACTAATAACATCAGGATTATATATAACACTAGCAATATATCCGTCAAATCCTGGAATGGTTCCGGAAGCAGTTCCTCCAATATATATAGTGCTTCCAGCGCCAATAGTAGAAGCGACATTAGGAAGAGGGCATGTCTTTACCAGTTTTCCGTCAATATAAACATCAACTGCGCGATTATATACACTAACACTTATATTTACCCACGACTGAATGGGGAAATTAGAAACCTTGCAAAATGACGTTTGCAAACTCGGGTCGATATTACCTGAACTAGTGGTTACGGGAGGAATGAGATTGGAATCGTAATCAACATAAATTTGTAAATCATTTCTTACAGGGTCTAAAGCAAGTTGAAATACATACGGAGTGACCGATGCCGGATTTTCAGACGATATTGCTAAAATATTCTTTTGTTGCCCATAATTTATATTCCAGTTAGACACATATACCCAAAGAGAAAACGAATAATTATTTTTACCACTTTTTGCCACGGATTTACCACTAACCTGAGACTGAGTCTTCTCGATTCCGTTTTGAAATGACATAATCACTTGTATCGAGGTGAAGAAATAACTCCAAATTATATATAAAATAATTACAACAATTACAACACCTATTATTAATTTTAAATCCATTTATAATATACATCTAGAAATTTTCTAAATAACATATCGAATTAATTACAATATAATTTTAATAATTATTATTATTAATACATTAATAATTATCACTTATCCATATCATTTATCCATATCATTTATCCATATCATTTATCCATATCACTTATCGATGCCGAATAGTAATACTTGTATATACTGTTTATGTTTAGGATTGACTAATTGGTGGGTTAAAATTTTTCATTGTTTTATATAATAAATTTATATTCTCGGCTAGAAGAGGTTTCTTATAATATACTAAACTACATGTCTCTCCATATATACCAGGTGATGAACCTATAATCAACATATTCGGATTTTTATAAGGAATAACGCCTGGTGAAGACATAACTAATTCGCCATTTACAAATATATCAATATTACCATCCCTAAAATTAACAAAAACGTGATTCCCTTTAGAATAATTTATTATTATATCTGTTTCGGTACTGCTCGCAGGAACAACAACGGTTTTACTCCCGCCATTAACATCTGCAACATCTACCGAAAATATAAGAGAATTCTTTTGCGCATTAAATTGTATATTAGGAGCATTGCCAAGATTTATTAATGTCGTATTTTCAATATATGCCTCATTTGTATTCGGCGATGATGGATGAATATACAACCAACACGAAAAACCATAATTCGTATTTTGCGACATATTCATTAAACTGGGCGAAACCGTAACATTTCGTTTTGCCTCTAAAGGATATACCTTATCCGTTAATATAATACCGTCGTGATTAACAACAGTATCAAATAACTTCGGCACAAGAAATTTACCAGCTATAAGTGCTATTTCAATCAACAATATGACAAATACTGTGTACTCCTTCTTCGCTAAATTAAATTGCTCCAGTATGACATTTGAACAGTCTATTATCAAACAAGGAATATATACAACGAGTTTAACAATGAAATTGAATATAAATCCTAACCCAGTATCGCTAGACATTATCAAACTTGGTGATGATGCATTAAAATTAAATATACTAAGAATCAACGCAATAAGACCCATCATCAATAAAAAGTTTATAATGCTAATAATTTGAACAGTTGTAGACGGCATCTTAAGCACCTTTGTTAAAGCATATGTTATTACACCGAGGACAACCGCAAATCCTAAAAAGTACGATACAATCTTTGAAATTAAAATAGCGAAAGGACCTGATTCTTTTACACCTTTACCGCCCGCTAAACTATATATCACCAATAATAACATAACGATACCTAATGCAATAAAGCCGAGTAATGACAACGTCTTATATGTTGTCAAAAATTCAAAACTATTCTTGTAATAAATATAATACACAAACCAAACATAAAATAAAAATATGGCAATGAAAAAATATTTTATTGTCCCGGTAAATATAGACTTGATAGTATCACAGTAGAAATTTACATCCATTAAATAAGACAAAAATTTATTATGTTGTGTAGGGGCTTTTCCATCAGGTGTCGTATCAGATGTCGTACCTGTAAACGTTTTACTACCGGATGTGCCATAAAATTTAAAGGTGTATAGATATAACCACCTCAACACAAAGAACGACGACAATATTAAAAACACATTTGACATTAACCCATTTTCAGTATACTTATATAATACATAATTCACTATTGCAAAAGCAACCACAACCAGAAGATTTATCGATAAAGATATCTTATTTGTAGAAATATATGATATAATATCCTCACCATTAAAAAATAACATACCTAAAATAATAATACCAACAACAGACAAAACCTTTACAAGGGTACTTATCTTATCCCAGAAAAATACCACGCCTATAATAGCAATTATCGATACTAATCCAATTAGAAAAGGTAATAACGTACTTCCTACCTCTACAATCTTCATAAATATAAAACTTAATAATTCGATTATCATCGGTATTGAAAAATTAAATATCAATAAACCTGTTAATATTATAGTAAGTGGGTCTGTAATATCTCTAACCTTGTCAGACATGTATTGCCTAGAAAAAAATAACAATAATATTATAGGAAAGCACCAAGTAAATGTTAAAATATCATCATCTGTGCTTAGTATACCTAAATTCGCTATGTCTTTAAAACTACATAATGTTATTATACATAAAATCAGAAAAATGCCGATTGAATACCCGGCGACCAATCCACCCGATGTAAACAACATTACTAATGATACAATCATTACTATATATATAATAAATCGTGTTACAGATGATATAAATTCAGATGATCCCGCCATCGTAGTTTTATATATTATTCTATTATAATTTAATATATATAATATATTACAAAAGGGGTAAACATATTCACTTGTCGTAGTCAACCATATTATTTTTTGCGGTTCTATAACATTTATTACAATTAATTACATTTATTACAATTTATCTAAACGGTCCATCGCTGTTTTCTTGCCGTGACAATTTCTACATAAGGCCACTAAATTACTAAGTTCATTTGAACCTCCATTATGTAAAGCAATAACATGATCTACTTCAAACCACGCTGGTAACTGTGTATTACATTCGCCGCACATCCAGTTCTGATTCGCTGCGACAAACTTCTTCTTTGTTTCGCTGACACTTCGTTTTGTAGTCCCTCTTCCTGAATTCATCATACGATTAATCTGTGATGAATTGCCACCACCACCACCACCACCCATATTCATAGCACCCATATTCATAGCACCCATATTCATAGCACCAGAATTCACATAAACATCTTCGCCTGAATCTGTAAAAGATTTCGAACTCGTTAAATTAAAAAAAGGTTCAAGCATACTAGCAGAATCACGAGTCATCGGTAACGTTTTTATTAATTGATTCGCGTGTCCAAGAAATTCCTTGGAATTATTCGGATTCTTTTTTAGAAATAAATACAATGAAAGCCCTGCAAACCCAAATGTAGCCATTTTCAAATATTTGCTATTTTTAACCATATGTAACATTTTCACAAGTTTACCGTCGTAGTACGTATTAGCTATCAATATTGCTGTTATTATAAATATTACAATTTCAATTTTCATTATATATAGTCAGTTATATAATGAATATATATTAATTTTATTTATTATTTTTCGGTGATTCGTTGGTCGTTTGTTGGTCAACGATTGTTTCTTCTAGTGCCCCGTATATTCGCTTTATATCTACCTCCAACTTTTAGAGTTCTTCTTATACCGCGATTATCTATATGATGTAATTGAGTTTTTCTTAATCTTATACTATCTTCTATCGACTTGAAAAATAAAGTATTCCCGCTTATTTCACTACTCTTTAATTTATCTTTAATATGCAACAGTCCTGGTTTATCTCTATTTTCTCTAATACCTTTTAAATACAAATTAAGACTTCGTATATTGCTTACCAATTTACCAGTATCTATTATTTTATGTCCATTTGTAAATATATTATCTACTAGAATCGTCATCGTCTTACTAGTAAATGTTTTATATTCATTATTTGTCATATTAAATTTTGTCGACGAACTAAGTAAATACTGATAAAATATAGACATTATACCCCAAATATCCACGTTATACAAATAAACATCATTAAAATATTTATTCAACTCTAGTACATTATCACCTACATCACCTGCGCTACCTGCGCTTCCTATATTAGTCGTATACACCATTAAAATATCAAGCAAATAATTTATAAAATAATTCGAAAACATTTGTTCCGCCATTGTCATACTAGCGGATGGCGTACTATCTTTTACATACTTCAATAAATCTCCTTCATACGTATTCACAAATATATGTTTCAAAATGTTATATACCCGTGTATGTAATTTCTTAAAATCAGAAAACAATGCAATAACGAATATCCTCAATGATTCTCTTGTAATCTTTATTTTTTCGCGTTTCAAATTATTTAAAAATGAAATATATTGTACTGCCATATCAATCGAAAATAAAAATGTTGAAAATGGATGCTGCCACTGTATTTTCAACTTGTAAAAATCTTCCGGTATACCCTTCTTATCAATGTTTGTTACATACGATAATCCCCAATCTATTAAAACAGGAATTTTAATATTCTCTTTGCTAAATAATATATTAGCCGCCTTAATATCGCCGTGTACAACACCATTCTTACTTATCTGAGGGATCACCTTTATCAGATAATCAATAATAATATTATTGAATTCTATCAACTCGTTAGGAGTCATTTTATTACTTTCCAAATAATCGTATAATGATATACCCAATTCAGGCATATTTATAATCTTAAATTTATCCAAGTTACTATTTATAGTACCAGAAGTTATATGCTTTTTAGTAGAGGTATCAATTACGTGTGTAAGAATATCACCACATGTGGTTTCTATATTTTTCAAATCATCGTCGCTCAGTTTACCAGGTTCACATAACTCAATATTTTCCAACAATAAGTACTTTTTAACTTCCGTAGGTAATTTATGTAAACGACTATCTATTTTTGTAATATATTCATATTCCCTCTTTGCATAATCATTTTTCATTAACTTACTTATGTAATTCGATTTTGACTTACGTCCTACACAATCAATAGCTGGTCTAAAAATACACCCATACCCCCCTCTAATAAACGCGGCACCGCCTTCACTAATATGTAACTTATCTTTTTTACTTCTATTTCTACGCGTGCCCTTATATTTGTTTATATGTTTATGTTTGTTTATATGTTTATATTTATCTATATGTCTATGTTTGTTTTTACTTGTATTTTTCATCCTATTTTATTATACCGCGTTTAACTATACTATTGTTATATTATATTATAATCATATTTTATTTTAGGAGTACAATTTTATTTTAGGAGTACAATTTTATTTTAGGAGTACAATTTTATTTTAGGAGTACAATTTGTGTTTATTTCACCGTTTATACAAATAATAAGCAGCACCTACACCAAGTACAAGAGAAACGAAAAATATAAGTTTTCTTCTATATCTCTTTTCTTCGTAGATTTGTAAAGCTTTAGGCTTATAATGATTATAATATTCCTTTAATGCTTGGGACAATGGTATTTCATCTTTTTTCAGCAAGACATTTACACGATTATGTATAAAATGAACCCACTTTATAAAGGAATCGCGACTATCTAAATAAGGCGTAACAGGATACTTATCCAATAAACCACTAAATCTATTACCTATTTTTGAATCAGGAATAAATAATGGAAAATTTTGAATCAACTCATAATACTTCTTCTTTGTCACGTCATTAGGATGAATTGGATAACATATTGCTATTGTTAATAAAAAGAACCAATATTGCGGACCCCATATTTTAGAATCTAATACCATTACTAATTTGAAACAATATAAAAAGATGGCGAATAATACATATATTATTATTTTAATTATGAATTCTAATTCAAAGTCCCTAAAAATACAATATAATACATTTTGCAATAATTGTGGTAAGATAGGTCACATATTAAATGACTGTAAAAACCCAATTACAAGTATAGGGATAATCGCATTTCGGTACAATAATTCACAAGCACGTTTCGAATATCTGCTAATTCAGCGAAATGATAGTTTTGGGTTTGTCGAATTTATTCGAGGAAAGTATCCGATATATAATCTACAATACCTACAAACATTGATAAACGAAATGACGACGGAAGAGAAAAATAAATTGCTAACTATGAAATTCGAAGATATGTGGAAATTATTATGGGGCGATTTCTCGAACGGGCAATATAGAAACGAAGAAACAATATCCAAAGAAAAATTCGAATATTTAAAAAAAGGTGTAAAAATAAAAGATGTTGAATACAATATTGAATCCCTTATATCGTCATCTACTACAAAGTGGATAGAACCAGAATGGGGATTCCCTAAAGGTCGCAGAAATTATCAAGAAAAAGATATCGACTGCGGTATTCGCGAATTCACCGAAGAAACAGGATACTCTTGCAACGATTTCAAACTTATTGAAAATATTATACCTTATGAGGAAATATTTATCGGCTCCAATATAAAAAGTTACAAGCATAAATATTATCTTGCGTGTATGTCAAACAATACTTTGGATATACAGGATTACCAAAAATCTGAAGTAAAGAACATAAAGTGGATGAGTTTCGATGAATGTTTAAATTATATTCGGCCTTATAATTTAGAAAAAATTAATATTATAGAAAAAATAAATAAAGTTTTACAAGAATATAGATTATATTAACATTATATAAGAACATTATCATTATTATTATTATTATTATTACTATTATTAAATGTCTGTTTCAGGTTCAAAATCTAACCCATCATTAAAATCATTAAAATCATTAAAACTTAAAACATCAAAAGATGTAGAATCTATGTTAGAATCGCCACCCCCATTTGAAAGCATAAAAACACCAGAGGAACCGCCTATCGAACTTTATAACGCAACGCCTGCTCCATCTCCTTCGCCCGATGTCGCAAAAACGCCTACGCCAGTAAATTCAAGTATACCGTCATTTTCCGATGTATCGGGTCCACCGTCTACTAGAACAAGTGCCACTACCAGTGCTGCCCCTGCTTTTAGCAGTATAGATACATCGAAATCTGATATGTCGAGTGTACCGCTCATTCCATCGGTTCCTAGTTCAAAATCGACTATGCCGAGTATGCCGAGTATGCCGAGTATGCCGAGTAAAACGCCAACGCCTGTTTCAACACCTGTTCCAACACCCATTTCTACTCCGCGGGGTACACCAAAGGTAAAATCGTCTGCGTCGGCGGCGACATCCCGTGCAAGTAGTGTTAAAATATCTGCATCACCTTTAGTAGCTGTATCGACAAAGTCAAGTTCTGTTCCGTCCATTCCCTCTATTCCCTCTATATCTTCTACTAAATCGTTTGTTACGGCTGCATCAAAAGCGCCTACACCTACACCTACACAGTCTTCTACGGGTATTGCTGCGAGTAGTTCTAATACCGAGTCCACTAATGATATGGATATTGATGCTAACGCAACTGTTTATACTTTATCCGCTACACCGGAGTTAACGCCGGAGGTGATGCCTGCTGCTGCCATTGCTGCTGCCCCTTCTATAGTAAAAGAATCTTCGATTAATCTCAACCCCACTTCGATAGAATTACCAAGCGTTCCGCCACCACCACCATCTCCATCTCCATCTCCATCTCCATCTCCATCTCCATCGCCTACATCACTACCCCCTATTAAAGAATTTGTTTTTGGAGAAAAGAAAAAAATCGATAAAACCAGAAATAAATCACTAAAAGCAAAAGACGATAAAGAATTAGAATCTATTAAAGAATTCAACAAAAAAAAACAAGAAGCAGCAGCAGGAGAAGCAGCAGCAGGAGAAGCAGCAGCAGGAGAAGCAGCAGCAGCAGCAGTAGCAGTGGCATCAGCAGCTGCACCTCCATCATCACCCTCGCCATCACCCGAACACGGCGCTGGAAGCGGCCACGAAGCGTACGATTTTCTTTATCCAACCCTGGATGATCCCAATTTTAACATAAAAATAGCATCGAAAAAGGAATTTGGCGATACACAATACGATGGAACCGTATACGACTCTTTGGAAAAAATAAAAGAACACGCGAACAAAATGTGCAACGCCGAATTCGAATTATCACCGCACCAACTTTTTGTTCGCAATTTTCTTTCATTTCAAACACCATACAATAGTCTATTGCTTTACCACGGTCTGGGTACAGGCAAAACGTGTTCCGCTATAACTATATGCGAAGAAATGCGCGACTATCTTTCACAAATCGGTCTATCAACATCCCGCAAAATAATTGTAGTAGCCAGCCCAAATGTCCAGCAAAATTTCAGATTACAATTATTCGATAGACGAAAATTAAAATTAATAGACGGTATATGGAATATACGCTCTTGTACTGGTAACAAATATTTGAAAGAAATAAATCCAATGAATATGAAGGGAATGAGCGAAGAAAAGGTAATTAGCGAAATCAAAAAGATAATAAGCCGCTCTTATTTATTCTTAGGATATGACCAATTTAGTAGTCTAATCGAAAAAACATCCAGCGTCGATGATACCGTTACCGACCCCACGCATAGAACAAAAATAATGAAACAGAAAATGAAAATAACTTTCGGCAATTCCCTCATTGTGATTGACGAGTTTCACAATATAAGAAATACCGACGAAAATGCAGCAAACCGTAGTGTAGCGAATCAACTATATAAACTGGCAAAATTTGGCCCATTCTTATCAATGCGTCTTCTTCTATTATCCGGAACACCAATGTATAATAGTTATCGCGAAATTATATGGCTTCTTAATATTATGCGTTTAAATGATGGGAGGGCTGAGATTGATTATCGTGAAGTATTCAATGACAACCCTGAAGATGGGATATTCGTAGAAGCAAGGGAAGACGGTGAAGGCGGTGAAGGTCGACAAATCGCGCAATTAGGCAAAGACAATTTACGGCGTTTTTCGACAGGATATATATCATACATTCGGGGCGAAAATCCGTATACATTTCCTTTTAGGATATATCCCGGCGAATTTGATGTGGCGCGAACATTTAAAGGTGATGCATATAGTATACCAACAATACAAATAAATGGAAGAAACATTCCGGAAAATAGGAAACTAGATAGTATGGTAGACAAAATTTACTTGACTGAATTATCCGAATATCAACACGGTGTATATTCTTACATTGTTCGCCAACTGCAACAATCGAAAAAGGGCGAAATGCGCGATATTGAAAAAAATGACTCAATTGGAATTGCGCTGTTACAGCGCCCACTCGAAGCACTCAATATTACTTATCCGTCCGATGAGTTTGACCCCAATAGCCAAGAATTGTCTTACGATATCAGAGTTCTAGTAGGTAAATTCGGTCTTCAAAGAATTATGGAGTATAGTGATGAAACCAAATCAAACTACACATATAAACCGAATGTTCCTCCTATTTTTTCAAAAGAATTAATTGGCAACTATAGTTCAAAAATCAAAAGCATATGCGATAATATATACAAATCCGAGGGCATTGTTCTCATTTATAGTTTTTATATTGATGGAGGTGTAATACCATTGGCGCTTGCTTTAGAAAGTATGGGATTAACGCGATATGGAACAAAGGCGCATTCTTTATTTGATAGACCACCTGCAGGTGTACATTCTATAGATGCTGTCACATCACGGCGACGTTCCGAGATGAAAGCAGGAGAGACATTTTTCCCGGCGAAATATGTCGTTATATCGGGCGATGTTAATATATCGCCGGACAATATAGGCGACGTAAAAGCAGCAGCAAATGAAGGGAATTTCGATGGTCGGTTTGTAAAAGTAGTTATCATATCAAAGTCGGGGACTGAGGGACTCGATTTTAAAAATATTCGCCAGACACATATATTAGAGCCGTGGTATAATATTAATCTAGTTGAACAAACGATAGGGCGAGCAGTCCGCAACTGTAGTCACAAGGACCTCGAATTCGAAAAACGCAATGTGGAAATATTTCTTCACGGGTCTGTTTTGACGAATACTCCCGATGAAGAAGCTGCGGATATATATATGTATCGTCTATCAGAGAGAAAGGCGAGATATATTGGTGAAGTTAGTCGTGTCCTAAAAGAGGGTGCCATTGATTGTTTATTAAATATAGAACAAACCAATTTTACTGAAGAAAATTTTGATGAACAACTTAGCGGTCAATCTGTAAGACAGATTCTTTCATCGTACGACAGTGTGACTAATGAGAAACTAGAAATAGATTATAAACTTGGGGACAAAAATGGGTCTTCGATATGCGACTATATGGAGTGCGTATTCAGCTGTAAACCGGAAATATCGAAAAAACGCATTGGGTCAAAAACCGATTTATTTACAGACACTATACTTACAATGAATACCGATAAAATCATTCAACGAATACGCGATATTTTTCAAGAAAGATATTTTTATAAACGAACGGCTACCAGTCAATCGTTGGAAGATATATCAAGTGATCTGATTTCTGCAATAAATCACAATAAAAAATACCCCATCGAAGCAATTAATATTGCGCTTACTCAACTATTAGAAGATAAAAATGAATATATAAAAGATAAATACGGAAGATATGGAAGACTTATTAACATCGGCGATTACTATTTGTTTCAACCACTCGAATTAAATAATCCGATTATTCCACTATATGATAGACAGCGCCCTGTCGACTTTAAAAGGAAGAAAATATTATTTAAACCCAGTAAAAAAGAAAATATTCTCAAAGATATCAAGAAGAAATATGAGTCGAAGTCAAACGCACGACTAAAACCAGGAATGGAGTCAAAACGAATATCATTATTATCTAAAAGTATTGAGGAAGAAGAACGTGAGGAACGTGAGGAACGTGAGGAACGTGAGGAACAAGGGGAAGATGTAGAAAAATCGTTAGAAAAATTAATAGAAGAAGAAGAAGCAAGACAACTTAGTAGATTGTCTGAAGTAAGCGATGAAGAATTATCGGATCAGGAAGAATATATAAGAGAAATGGTTGAATCATTAACAAAAGAACCGCCGGCACTTAAACGGTGTTTAAAAAATTTCAAAGAGGCTCTTACCTATAACCATTTAAAAAGAGGCAATCTAAACTGGTATTTTAATTGCTATAAAGTTATTAAAAATAAACTATTCTTTATACCGTACTTGATATTAAAAAAAATATTAGTTGCACATATTTTAGAAGAATTAAATATGGAAGATACTCTTTCTATTTTAAATTATATTATTTCTCCCGCATATAGAATGATTATCAGAGAAAGACAGTCAGACCCTACAAAATATGACAATGAATTAGTATTTGACGGTTTAATGAAAGAATATTACGAAGACCGTATATTAATAGGTGAAAAGAGGATGGAGGGAATTTTATTAATAAATAATACAGGTGTATTTCAAATATACATAAAAAAGAACGATATACATAAATGGGTTCAAGGAGGGAGGACAGATTTCTCTTATTTTACAAAATCTATTTCGGAAAAAAATATGTTACCTAGAGAAGCATTGAGTGGGCGAATCGGGTTTATCACTTGTATAAAAAAAGATAAGAAAAGGGGCGATGATTATTCGTCTCTTGTTTTTAAAACTAAAAATAATGAGAAAAATAGTATTGCAGCGAGATGTGAACAAGCTCTTAAACAAGATATAGTAGATAATTTATCATATATTTTAGACCATCATCAATTATTGGAATATATAGAAGAGTTACCTGGTAACGAGAAAGAAGGGTATTTAAGATATAATTTAAAACAGGAATATGAAGAGTTATTAACAAAAATATACGTAGAACTAAAAGAAAAACATAAAACTCAACCCGATGAATGGATACGCAAGGTTGCATTAAATGAAGTTCTTGATAAAGGAAAAAATGACACGGTTGTTCGATTTTTAAAAGTTATGAATTATACACCCAAAGAATTTAAAGAGCATCGTGAATCAGGTACTTTAGATTTTACATTAAATGAGTATAGAATACAACAACTATTTATAAATAGAATAAAATCTGTAGAAGAAACACCCGGTACAGCAATACCATTTTCGGTTACCAATAATAGGGATATGAATGAGGTTGAATTATGTATTTTTCAAGAAATTCTTTTACGGTTTTATGATGCTACACAAAACAAGAATAAGATATGGTTTTTAACACCATCACAAGTTATATTAAATAAAATAGCATAAAATGATAGGTTTTATGGATTTTATGGATTTTATGGATTTTATGGATTTTATGGATTTAATGGATTTAATGGATTTATAGTTTAAAGCAAAAATATGATTTATTTACATATAATATATAGCATAATATATTATATGTTATCATTAGACAAATTAAAAAAAGGTATCAGTGAAATTAGTGAAAGTGGTGGCATAGATGCCATTAACAAGAGCGTAACAGATAGTATAGGTAATTTACGCGATAGTGTAAATGATGGCGTCAGTAATTTGCGAAATAGTGTAACAGCTGGTGTCGGTAATTTGCGCAATAGTGTAAGGGCTGGTGTCGGTAATTTGCGAAATAGTGTAAGGGCTGGGTTAGGTAGTGGGAATGTTGCTAATAGAAATCGACCTAATATTTTTTCAAATCCTACGCAATCTACTAGGAATATGGCTTCTGCATATTTATCATCTTCGTCCTCATCCTCATCTTCGTCTTCATCTAAACAAAAAGTTCGCCCTGGTAAATTATCTTTATATGTTAAAAATATTTCAACGAAAAGGTTGTCGGTTCCTATAAAATGTGTAGGCTCGAATATAAAAAGTACCCTCGAAAATATACTACGTAGCAATATTGAGGGGAAATGTTCAATTGAAGGCTATGTCAAACAACGGTCGTGTAACATAATAACTTACTCGTGTGGAATAATTACAGGAAATATAGCAACATTTACAGTAGTTTTCGAATGTTTAGTATGCAATCCTTCTCAGGGTATGCGCATATCTTGTAGTGTTAAAAATATAACAAATGCAGGTATACTTGCTCGCGTAGACGATAGCGAATATTCACCAGTAAATATTTTTATCGCCAGAGATCACCATTACAATATTCCATATTTCTCTGAATTAAAAGAAGGGGAAGAAATTATGATACGGGTCATAGGTCAAAGATTCGAATTAAATGATACATTTGTATCAGTTTTAGGAGAACTGGAGATAGAACAACAACGTGAACCGCGTAACTCTTTGAGAAGAGAAATAGAAATGTCGAAAAAAGAAAAAGAAAAAGGAAAGGGTATGGGTATATTATCTACTATTTTAGAAGAAACTGGTCTATCTGGAAAACCTGACGAAGACGAGGCGGCTGCAGAGGCGGAAGGAGCAGAGGCGAAAGAAGAATCAGATAAAGACGAAGGTGGTGGTGGTGGCGAAGGTATAGCACCAGAAGCACCAGCAGAAGCACCAGCAGAAGCACTAGCAGAAGCACCAGCAGAAGCACCAGCAGAAGCGCCAGCAGAAGCACCAGCAGAAGAAGTAGGTGAAGAAGAGTAAATATCAAAGATTACAAAGACAAATAGTATACAAACAAATAGTATACAAACAAAAATTATACAAAAAATATAAAAAATGTATGTATAAATATAAGTACAATTATAAATAAATGATAAATGAATTCAATGAATTCAATGAATTAAATGAAAACGGATATATTCATTTTAAAAAAATAATTATTGCTGATAAGGCAATGGATAGTATTAGAAAAGATAAAGTAAATTATTATGAAATGACAGATTTTATCGAAAATACAATTCTTTCAACTGTACAAAAAGTAATGAAATGGGAAAATCCGGTTTATATAAAGTATAGAGTTTCTGATAATAATAATTCTGCCGATGCATCAGCTTTCCATAGAGACATCATATGTCAATCGCGTAATAGTGAAAATATTCCTATTTTTACGTGTTTAACCTATTTAGATAACACAATTATGGAAGTAATACCTGGAAGTCATACAAAATTATTTATGAATTTTAATGATTCCATCAAGTCGCTTGGAAATAGAAAGAAAATATATATCGAACAAGGTGATATTTTGTTATTTTATTCGAATTTACTTCATAGAGGTATTTTTACTGAAAATTTAACTCATAGAAGATTAATACAAGTTTTTGAGATTTTTCCGTCAACCAAATCATTTAACAAGTATAAAAATCAAATACTTCATATTAAAGGTAATGAACAATATAGCGATTTTATGATAAAATTAAGCAGAATTAATATTACATCAAATATGATGAATATATATGGATACTTTAATTCAAGTATGGGTTATGGAATAATGCCAGAGTCCGAACAAATGGGTGTTACTTATTTATCATCAGAAGGCCTTCGTGGTAGATTAATTCCAGTTAAAAATTCTTGGCAAGATATCAATAAATATATTATTAACTCTGATTTAAACGATATGCCAAACCATTTAGAAAAAAAAATGAGATACATATGTTATAATCGTCAATATATAAATTACACAATAATTAGTATAATATTGTTGTGTTTAATAATATTAGTTACAATTTTAACTTATAAAATAATTTATAAACCGGTTAAAGTGGTTGTAAGAAATACAAAGAGAAAGAAATTTTTTAGATGAAAGTTATTTTTTCATATTTTGTCATATTTTGTCATATTTTATCATATTCCATTTATTCTATTTTATTATACACATTTTTAATAAAATAAAATTGAAACTATTATAAAGATAATATACTATATTAAATTAACTCTCATTATCGCACAATCATCCGAAATGTCCTCCAATGCATCACAAACTATCGAACCTAAGCCTGTTACGGTTACAGAACCAAAGCGCAAGGTTACTCGTGTTAAAAAACAAACACCTATACCTGCATCTGTACCGGCGTCTGTACCAGTAGCCCCGGCGTCTGTACCAGTAGCGCGTGTAGTGCCTACTCCTACTCCTACTCCTATATCTATATCCATACCCATAGAAAGCGAAAATATAACTATATCTCATTCTATAAGAATAGTAAAAGACCCTGTCACAAATAATTATACATATTCTTATATAGGTCCAAATGGCGATGAATTGTTGAATAGCAGTATTCACAATAACGGCGCTGATTCAGATTCGGGCAACGATTCATCAAGCATTTGTTCAAATAACAGCCACAGCCACAGCGACAGTGACAGTGACGATGATAATGAGAGTCAACAAAACAAATATCTATTATCGACAGCAAAAGAAATATCGGAAAAACTAAGCACAATGATTATTGACACCGAAGGATGTGAACCTTTATATAAATTAAGAGAAATTACATATGATATTCTACTACCGTTTATTTTAATAAATATGCACGCGTCCAGCAGAAGTAATATATTGGCACTTCTTCATACAACCCTTGTAAACTGTATTGAAGGACGTTGTATTTCCGATGGATTCATCAAACCAGAGTCTGTTCGTATTCTCGATTTCAAATGCGGCAAACTTATTGGAAAAAATGTGCAATTTAATTTAGTAATCGAATGCCTCGTCTGTAACCCTGTTGAACAAACCGTCATTTGTTGTTTTGCTAAAAATATAACGCAAGCCGGAATTCGTGCATTATCAGCAGATGTGCATTTGCCGGTTGTTGTATATATTGCACGTGATTATAATGTAAATAATCCGAATACTTATTACAATTCGATTAAGGAAGGCGACGCAATCAAGGTCAGAATTATTGGAAAACGCTTCGAGATAAACGACAAAAATATACAAATTATTGGTGACCTGGTTGTACCTAAGAAAGAATGTTTACCGCATCCACACCCGCATCAGCATCAGCAAAAATCTAAACAGCCACCGATTGTTATTGGTGGAACCGCGACCATCACTACCACAACGGCGTCTGCAACGGCGTCTGCAACACCGGTTATCGTTGCTGCTGCTGTTTCCAAAGCACCGAAGGAACCTAAAGCACCAAAGGAACCTAAAGCACCAAAGGAACCTAAAGCACCAAAGGAACCTAAAGCACCAAAGGAACCTAAAGCACCAAAGGAACCTAAAGCACCAAAGGAACCTAAAGCAC